CTGCCTGTCCGGATTCGTCTCGACGGCGATAGTCCCGTCGGACGCTAGGCGAAACGGAAATGCAATCTCGGTAGGCATGCTTGCATTCTCCCAGGAATGCCTACCGAGATTGCACTTACGGTTCTACGTCAGATTCCGGGGAACGCGGCCTGGGAATCCGCGAGGACCTGGTTGTTCTGCGCCTGGATGTCGGCGTCGACCGCCTGCCGTGCGACGTTGTAGTCCTCGGCGACCTGGTTGTAGCGCGGAGCCGCAGCGTTCGAGTTCGTCGCCTGCTCGGTGCTGACCCAGATGTCTCGGATGTAGGACTTGGCGGCCAACTGAACGAGGTCCACGTCCGGGGTGTCGACGTTGTTCGGGTAGCAGGTGTGGAACGCGGCAGCGACGCGCGGCCAGACGTCGTCAGGAACCGTGACGGTAATGTCAGGCATTAAGTGACTTCCTCACTTGGTGTAGGTGATACGCAACTGCGGAGGGTGGGAATCCCCGACACCGGCGAAGTACCCGTAGTAGGTCTTGTCGGTGCTGGATCCAAGATCCGCACCTAGCGTAATTCCACGATACGGGGTGGCCGCGTTCCAAGTTGAATTCCAGGACGACGGCAGGGTTACCCACTTTCCGGCACCAACGGGCCACGAGGAAACGGTGAGGTTCACTCCGGAACCACCGAAAGACGTCGGCTCGGTGGTTCCGGTGAATGCACCGATGTGCGCCGTGCCACCCCCGTTGTAGTACCAGTGGTTGTTGTAGAGGTAGACCTCGACCTTGGATACCTTCGCCGTGGAACCCATGTCGGTGTAGGGCTGGGTGCCGAAGTAGACCATCGACTTCTGCGTGCCCCAGGTGCTGGAGTAGTAGCCCTGGTACACCGTGCCGTCGGTGTATCCGGCGTTTCCGTACCGTCGGGACCAGATGGCGTTGTACGTCTTGGTGTATGTCTTGGTGGCCGTCACGGCCGCACCGCCCGTGTTGTACACGCCGTTCTCGGGCAGGGCCGGGCCGATGTCCTCGACATAGAAGTCCGAGGACTGCGCGGGGCTGTAGTTACGAAGGCCCCATCCGGTGGCGTTACCGGCGTGCTGCGTACCGATCCACAGGATTCGGTGGTCGCCCGGCGCCAGGGCCGTGGTGCTGCTGTACAGGCCGCCTGCATCGGAGGAGCAGACGATGAGGCCCTCCACCACAGTGGTGCCGTCAGTGCCCGCGCCGTCGTAGTACATGCCGAAGCAGCGGGCCATGGTCGGGTCGGTCGTCCTCGGGCTGGCGCCGGTCGGGCTCCAGATCGTGCAGCCGTTCACCGTAGTGGCCGTGGCCGCCACAGCCACGCGGTTCTCCAGGACCTGGGTGCCCGTGCCCCCGTTGAAGTCGAACTGGGAGCGGGCCACGATGCGGTACATGCGCCCCTCGACGGCCGTGAAGGCCAGCTCGATCAGGCCGGTGTCCGTGGTGTAGTACGTCGAGGCGGTCGGCTTGTTCGTCCAGCCGCGCTCGTAGGTGACCATGCCCCACGGCATGTTCCACAGGAGTTGTCCCAACTCCTGGCCCTGGTACCAGATCTGCCCGGTCGGGTCGTCGGAGGCCGCCCCAGACGGACGCTGCGGCGTCCAGAGGGAGTTGAAGGTGCCGACACCGTTGGGGTCGACGCTGGCCTTACCACCCGCGAAGGTGGCGTAGGCGTTGGAGGTCGTAAGTTCCGTGCCGAGCGTTCCGTCCGGCCCGAACAGTCGGATACCTGCGGCCGAGATGTCCGTGGCGCCGTAGCCCTCGCGCATGACGAGTACGTCGTCGATGCACAGCCAGTAGGTGGTCGTCGTGTTGAGTCCGTTGGTGGCCGGTGAGTTGTTCGTGAAGGAGACCCGACCCCACAGGGCCCCCGTCGGCGCCGTCATCTCGAAGATGTCCTCCGAGTACCCAGAGGTGTTGTTGACGGCGTAGTTGTTGACTCCGCCCATCTGGTCGGTCCAGGTGACCTTGTCCGGGCTGGTCTCGAAGGTGACCTGGATACCCCCCTGGCCGTAGTACCAGTAGCGGAACATGTACGTGGATGCGGCGACCACGGGGAACGGGTCGCTGACGATCTTGGCCCAGCCGGTGTTGAGGGCGCCGAGGGAGGCTTTGCCCTGGCCGGAGCGTGCAGGTGCAACACCTGAACCGATCTCGATCTTCGAGACGTTGTTGGCGTCGATGGAGGAGGAGGTCCACCCGGTCATGGAGGTGTCCTCGAAGCCCGGGTTGGTGACGAGGTTGCCGGAGACCGCGCCCAGCGACAGGTGTGCGGCGTTCACGTTGCCCAGGTTGATGTTGGCCGAGTTGACCTGGCCGGTCTCGACGACCTCGATGGTGAACATGTCCATCTCAAGCGTGCCCGTACCGCCGTTGTAGTTGGCGTACAGGCAGGGGCTGAGGTACTTCACGTTCTGGTGAAGACGCATCGGGTTGGTCGGGCTGGTGTTGGGTCCAGCGTCACCGGTCGCGGCCGTGCCCTTGATGTAGCCGGTGAAGATCTGCCACCCGGACCCGGTGTTGATGTAGGTGGCCCTAGTGGCGCAGTACGCCTGGCTGGCCCGCGAGTTCGAGCCGGAGATGTTGACCAGGGTCACGCCGTCAGCGCCGATGCCAGTGACCCCGACGTAGACGTTCTGGTTGGTGCCGGTGACCGCGTTGGCGACGGTCTGCCGTACGCGGCAGGTGACGCGGTAGGTGACGCCTGGGTCGAAGGGTATGAGGAGGTCCGGGCGGTAGGCGCCCTGGATGTAGCCGACGCAGCGCATGACGGAGCCACCGGAGGCAGCGTCCGTCACTGAGACCGTGGTCATGGTGCCGGTGGATCCGTTGCTCCACTTGCTGGCGTCCGCGCCGAAGTCGTAGAACTTCTGGCCGACGGTGCCCTGGAGTCCGGCGCTGAGTTTGTCGACGGTCAGCGTGCCTGCGGTGATCTTGCTGGCGGTGAGGGAGCCGTCCACCACCAGCGCGTTGTCGACGGCCTTGCGCATCTTGACGTTGGTGACGAACCACGAACCGGCAGCAGTCGTCGGCGTCGTCTGGAGCGCGCCGACACCGAAGGTCGCCAGGTACTTCCCGGTCGGGATGGTGATCTGACCGCTGATCTTGGTCCAGGTCTGCGCTGCGGACGGTGCGACGTTGGGGACGGACGGCCAGGAGATGTTGTTGCCAGCGGCGTCCCATGTCGTGAGGAAGAACCGGAGGTTGGCGTTGCAGTCGCTGGAGGCGACGACCCACGCCTCCACGTAGTACGCCTCCCCCGGGGTTACCGCCATGCCGGTCGTCGTGGTGTTCGTGTGCTTCCACGTGAGGTCGGTGTTGACGCTGGTCTGGTTGATGAGTTTGGCGACCCACGAAGCCGGAGCGCCCGTGGGCACGCTGGCGTCGCTGGCGGCCGTACGGACGACGTTGCCGCTCCAGTTCCAGGCGGTGCTGTTCTGCGTGAACTGGGGGTCCAGGAGGATGTTCGACGTATCGCCGATGACCATCTTGTCCGTCGTGATGGACCGGGCCCCGATCACGGATGCGCTGATGATGCCGGTGGTTATCGAGCCGCCGTTGATCGTCGTTGTGGTCGGTATGGTGCCGTTGTTCAACTGGTTGGCCGGGATGCTGACGCCCGCGCCGATGGAGCCGGTGACCGTGGTCGCTGAGGACGCCGAACCTGCCGTCGTTGCGGAACCCGCCGTCGTTGCGGAACCGGCCGTGGCCGCAGAGGAGACCTGACCGGAGACGTTCCCGCCGGAGACGACGAGGTTGGTGGCGTCGATCTGGGAGGCGGTGAGCTTGCCCACCGTGATCTTGGAGGCGTCGATGGACGCGATGACTCCGGACTCTGCGGTGATCGTCCCGGCCGCCATCTGGTTGGCGGTGACCGAGTTCGCGGCGATGTCGGCGGTACCGGCCTGATGGGCCGTTCCGGAGTTCGAGCCGGACGGGGCGGAGGCGATGGCGACCTTGGAGTACGCGACGAGCCGGTAGACGTAGGCGCTGGCGTAGTTCTGCACGGAGTCGTACAGGAAGTCCGGGCCGGGCAGGGTGCCCACGACGACCGGGTTGGGGAAGTTCACGTCGGTGTCGCGCTGCACCTGCACGTGGGAGAAGATCGCGGGCATGGGGTTGCCCTGGTAGTCCAGACCGTTCCAGGTGACGCGCAGGCCACCGAGCACGCCGACGACCCCCGGCGCGGAGGGCACCGGAGGCGGGGTGGACGCAGACGCCGTGGTGAGGTCGGCGGTCGCCCACAGGGAGGCGTTGTTGCTGGTGTCGACGGCCGCGACCCTCACGTAGAAGGCCGCGCCGGTATTAAGCCCGTCGAGGAGGACCAAGTCCTCCGTGGTGACGAAGCCGCCGCTCCAGTTGCTGTTGTCGTAGGAGGTCTGGAGCAGGTAGTGGGAGAGGTCGGTGAGGGTGGTCCCGTCCTGGTTCTCCGTCGGCGGGGTCCAGCTCGCCGTCACGCGGGCCTGCGTGGCGCCCTCGTCGGAGACGTACTGCACCGTGGTCAGGGTGAGCGCGGTCGGTTCCTTGGGCGGCAGGGAGTCCAGCTCGCTGCCGGAGGAGACCTGGTCCTGGACGGCCTTGATGCCGAGCGGGGAGTAGACCGGCTTGGTTATGTCCCCGCCGGAGAACTGCACCCATACCGTCTGCCCGATCGGCGGGATCGTGTTGGTCGGGGAAGCAGGGACGGACCAGGCGCTCTCGGCGTTTCCGAGAACCTGGGGAATGAGCAGCGTGACGCGGGCCTCATTCAGCGGGTCCTGGTTATTGGCCACGCTCGCCCGGTACATTCCCAGCACCGGATCAGCCGACATTGATGTCCTCCAGAAGACTCGATTCCCAGAACTGCTTGTTCCTCAAGACAGCCGGGACGGTATCGAATTTGAATCGCTTGTTAGCATCGCTCCGGAATGTTACCGCGTAGGGCTGGTCCCTTTCCGCATCGACGGTCGTGGTGAACACCCACCCGGAATTGCTCTTGTCCCGGTTGATGATGTGCTTGGTTCCGGTCACCATCCACCGGCCGGTACGGTCCGAAGAAAGGGAACGCCCGGTGATAGCGACAAGCGTCCCCGGGGTAACCTTTGCCGTTCCGTACAGCGTGGCCTGCATGGTGAGCCAGCCACGCGAGGCGAGCGTGCGGGCTTCCATAAGCGCCTGCGCGTCCGCGTAGTTGTCGACGGCCCGAGCGGTCGTTATGGAATTGAGGAATGCAGACGTCCCGGTATTCGACGCGGACGAAGCCTTGATCACCCGGCCGGTTTTCGCGTCCAGGCCGGAGATGCTGCTGGTGCCCGTTGTGCCGTTCTGGCGGGGAACCATGGTGCCCGCGAGGATCGACAACTCCCGGATGGTGTCCATAACCCCGGGCTGCTGGTTCTTGGAGAACACCGGGATGTTCTGGGCCTTCTGTCCCAGAAGGAGGACGCGCGGGTCGAGGAAGTAGAGCGTCGTCCCTTCCACCCAAAACCGGAAGCCGACTTCGTGCGCCAGGTCCTGGAGGAGTTTGAAGTCGCTCTGCCCGCTCTGCGCCCAGTAGGTGAGCCTCCGGGAGGACGGGGAGATGACGGTACGCAGCCCGTTCTGGCGGCCTACCTGGCGGACGATGGAGGTGGGGCTGACGTTCTTCCATGACCGGGTCCGCTGGATGTTCAGCGGCAAGCTGGTGCCGATGCACACGTAGCGTGCGGTCACCGTCTTGGAACTGTTGCTGGCCAGGACGCTGGAGTGGTGCACGTAGCCGTACCAGCGGACGATGTCGTTGGGACTGCGGCCGTAGTCGAGCACGACAGGGGCCAGCTCGGGGTAGGCCGAGCTGGCGGCGCTGGTCGTCACGTCCACGATCGCCATGGAGTGCGTGCCGTAGCCCTCGCGGACCTCGACGCGCTTGATGTAGTTGGTTACCCGGTGGCCGGAGATGGTCAGGCCGGTGACAGGTGTCGGCTCAGGCATTCGGGATCCTGATGATCTGTCCCGGGGTAAGGACGGTCCAGTCCATGACCTCGGGGTTGGCGTCGGCGATGTTCCACCACATCCGTGCGTCGCCGAAGTACTGCACGGCGAGCAGGTCGATCCGGTCGGCGCCGGTCAACTGGTGGTAGGTGAAGTTGAACGACCACTCGCGCTGCTGGCCGGGCACGATGGTGAGGTTCGTGCCGCGCCCGGAGGCAACCAGAGTGAGGGTCGAGTCTGCGTAGCGGGAGTCAGCGGAGATCATCGTCCACCCTTTCCGTTTGCCCCTTTAGCGAAGTCGTCCGGGGTCATTCCTGCGGGGAGCCTTCCGAAGGACACGAATTCCCCGCCGCCCTTCGGCTTCGGAAGCAACTGCATGGTGATGGACACCTGACAGCGGGACGGGATCATCTGCTGGTTCCAGTGGGTGTACTGGATTTCGAGGTCCTGGATGACCCCGTAGTAGTTCAGGGTGTCGCCGACGACGAGGTAGACCGGGACGTACAGCATGGGACCGGCCGCGTCGAAACTGAACTGCCCCTTTCGGAACGACTTCGAGGAGTCGCCCGTGGCGTCTGCACCCTCGCCGGTTACGTCTACGGATGCGGAGATACCGGTGATCTTGTAGAGCATGGAAATGTCCCAGCCCACGCCGAGAGCAGGTACGAATATGTTCTCGGCGCCGGACACCCGGGAGGAGTCCCACATCTCGTAGGTCCGGTCGAAAAGCAGGTTGAACTGGACCGTCTGCTGCAACGGCATAAGGAAGTCCTTTGCCGTCACGTCGTTCGGGTTGAGCGCATTGTCGTCCGCCTGGACCGCTGAATTCACGGAGTGCGAGACATTCAGGACGCTCGGGTTGTACAGGAAATTGCACCGGTAGCGCACGCCGTCTACCGGCTTCTCCTGAATGATGAAGCCCCGGCTCAACTTCTTACCCCCGCCAACGAGTGACTGAAGGCCGGGGAGTTTCGTTATGCGGGGGTCGAAAGAGCCATTGTCCTGGATCCGCGTAGCCATTAGTTTCCTGCCGCGATGAGGTTGATTCGGTTGTCCTCGGCGATGGCCTGTATGAACTGCTGGGCAGCATCCCGGGCCGCGCGCTGGTCCATGACGCCCTGCACCTGCACGGTGATCGCACCGGAGTGGAAGTTCAGGGTGGGCGTGGCGCCCTTGGTATTAAGCCCGCCGACGGAGGACATGGCGTTGTTCCCGGCCAGGACCTTGCGCATGGCGTCTGCCTGGTAGGCCGGGATGATCATCTCGCCTGCGTGGACGCGTGCCGTCTGGTCTACGTCGATGTTCGTCGAGCCGACCGCGTAGCCCTTGTACTTGCCGCCGTTGGCCATGGACTTGATGCCCGGCGCGTTGGCCAGCGTGTGGTAGCGCGACTCCTCGTAGCGCACGCCCGCGATGATGTTGTCGACGGGGTTCCAGATGTCCTTGTGGCCCTTGATCGAGTACGCGTTGAACGTCGAGTCGATCGTCTGCATGATGCCCTTGGACGGGTGACCCGCCCTGGCGTTTGAGTCGGTGCGGTTGATCGCGTGAGGGTTACCCGACGACTCGTGCTGGATCATCGTGTTGACGATGGACTCGTTCTGCTTGGTGTCCTGGTGCAGGATCCCGAGCGCCGTCTTGATCCACTTCTTGACGTTGCCGGACGGCATGTTGGTCGGGACCGCGTCGTTGGAGGCGTCGTCCTTCGAGTCCTTGCTGCCCGCGTCGGAGCCGATACCTGCGCCGGTCGAGGTGATGCCGGACGCGATGGCGTCCGCCTCCTCGATCGAGCCGTACGAGCCGACGTCACCGCCGAAGCCCATGGTGGACAGGCGGTTGGAGTCCGAACCGGCCGTCTCCTCGGTGTCGCTGGACGGGTCTCCGAGGTTGCCGACGGAACCGAGGACCCGCACAGCGTTGGTGAACTCGCTCGGCCGGAAGGACCGGACGCGGACCACGGCTCCCGTGTGCGGCGCCTCAATGATCTTGCCGCCGCCGATGCACATCACGACGTGGTGTGCCGGGTTGCCGTTGAAGAGCAGGTCTCCCGCGCGCACGTCACTGAGGTTGACCTTCTTGCCCGCCCGCTGCTGCTGCGCGGCCGTACGGGGCAGGGACACCCCGATCTGCCGGAACGAATACTGGATCAGGCCGGAGCAGTCGAAGCCCTTCGGAGTGCTGCCACCCCAGACGTACTTCACGCCCAGGTACCTCATGGCGACCTTGATAACGGCAGCAGCCGTCTTGCCCGCGCCCTGCGTACCTGTGGCCTTCGCGCCGGACGTCTTGCTACCCGTGGCGGAAGCCGCACCGCCCGAGCCACCAGCACCACCGAAGAAGTTGCTGACGATGCCCGTGCCCGCGCCGATCACACCACCGACCGCTGCACCGATACCGGTACCGATGACCGGGACGACGGAGCCGATGGCCGCACCCGTCAGGGCGCCCGCTCCGGCGTCGACAGCGACGTGGCCCCACTTGTTGCCAGTCGAGCCCTTCTTGCTGACGTGGTCGACGACCTTCGAGCCGAAGTGGTGTGTGAGGTAGGCGCCGATACCGAAACCGCCAGCAGCGCCCAGAGCGGCCCCAGACAGGTCCAGGGCACCTCCCAGAGCACCGAAGCCCGCAGCCTCTCCCGTACCGCCACCCAGGGCCGCCCGAGCAGCACCGAGCAGACCACCGCCTCCGCTTCCGCCCATACCGGCCAGGCGTCCCACCGAGGCGAGACCGCGCATGGTGCCGTAGGCGCCGATGCCGGAGCCGATGCTGGAGCCCAGCAGGGAGCCAGCACCGCCGGTGAATCCCAGGACGGAGTCCGCGCCGGTCGACTTCAGGACGCCCTGGAGCGCGGTGGAGAACATGTCCAGGTACTTCGTCGCGGTCTGGAGACCGGACGTGAAGGCATCGTTGGTGTTGACTTCCTGGTTCCGCAGGGTGCCCGCGCGGGTCATCAGGGTGTTGGCGGTCGACCCGCCGATGCCCATCTTTCCGAGCGCGCTCTGGGCGGAGTTCTTCTTCTCCTGCGTGGATCCGCTGTCGCGCTGGTTGGCGAGGCTGACGTACGTCTGCGCAGAACCACCGTGGATCTGCGCGAGCATCATGCCCTTGAGTTCACCCTTGACCAGTTGCAGGGTGTTCTGGTCCAGGCCCCAGGAGTTCAGCGACTGGTTCAGGCCGGAGCCCGGGTCGTCGAGGGTTGCCGACAACTGCGCGTTCGTCTTGACCCGCTTGAGTTCCGGGAACCGCTGGTAGATCTGCTGGGCGATCTGTCGAGGGCTCTGCTTCGTGCCGTTCTTGATCGTCTGGATGCCCATGCCGCGCAGCGTGTTGTACGTCGTAGCGCTCCACGCTGCGGCCGTACCCTGCGCACGCTGCGCCTCGGACATGCCCGGGTTCAGGTATCCCGAGGTGCCCTTGACGTAGTTCCAGTTCGTGTTGAAGTTCGCAGAGCCGGGCGACAGGCCCATCTGCGACATCGTGGCGTAGGCCGACGCCGCGTCCTGGGTGGACTGGGCGGTGAAGTTGTTCTTGAAGGCCGCGTCACGCAGCGTGTGCCAGGACTGGGACGAGTACTGCGCCGCCTGGTAGGCGGTCGTCTGCATGTCGACCTGGTCGGGCAACTGCTTCTGGCCCCACGCGACGACGCCCTGGAGACCGCTCTTGAGGGTGTAGCGGCTCTTCTGGCCGCCGTTGTTTCCCGAGCCACCACCCAGACGGGGGGTGTTCGTGCCACCGGAGCCACCAGAACCGCCGGAGCCACCGTTGTTGGACGCACCGCCACCCTGCGAGCCGTTGTTGGAGAAGCGGACGGCGCCCCCGTTACCGACAGAGCCGACGTTACGGGCGTAGTTGCTGGTGCCGTTCCATACGTCGCCCAGCGCCATGCCTACGCCCCGGGAACGGGACATCTGCCCGACTCCGGTGTTTACGCCCTTGAGACCCTTGTTCAGGTCGTTGATGGTACGCGTCAGGGCAGAGATCGCGTCCTGGGCCTTATTCCACCCCAGGAGCGTTCCCTGCCCCGCCACAGTGCTCTCAGCCATTCTCTGCCTCAGCAATTCGCCTATGTCGCTGCGCCCTGAACCACTTCACCCAGTGAAGACGCTCGCGCACGGTCAACCGGCGAATCTCGCTGAGGCTCCACGCCGGACTTAGTTCGACTAGTTGCTCGTATTCGAAGTACGTGTCGTGGTAGTTACAGGCCCTGAAACAGATCCCCCGCCGAAATGAAGAGGGGGACCTCCTTTCCGCACGAATCGTGCGTGAACTTGACCTCATTGTACTGAGGGCCGGGCTGCTTGTTCTCAATCGCATCGAGGATGCGCTGTCGGTCCACGATGCCCAGAGAGCGGGCGAACTCGGGATTTCCGGTGACGGCATTCTCGCTGCCGTCGGCCTCGACCACGGAAATGAGGCAGCGGGAAAGCAGGAGGGTGTTCTGCTCGGAGTCGGTGGTTCGGTCGACGACGGCGAGGATTGCGTCCTGGTCGTTGCCTACGGGAAGCCGGACGAATGCCTTACGGCCCTTTCGCAGTTCGACTTCGAAGATGCGCTGGGACGGGTCCTCCAGGCGCCGGACGGGGATCTCGTCGAGCGTGACGGACAGGCGGAACTCCTCGCCGCAGTGCATGCAGGAGAACCGCTCCCAGACGATCTCGTCGCCGTAGGTCGCGCGCCGGATCTCCATCAGGAGCATGTCGCGGTCGCCGAGCAGGAGGTTGGACAGAAGGACGGGGCTGGTCTTCTCGCCTCCCACGGAAACAGTTCCGGAGGCGAGCAGGGTGGAGATGAACTTGCCGACACCGCCCTGGCGGGCCTTGGTGATGGCCTCTTCGTCCGCGCCGGTAAGTTCCCGCACCTCGGCGTCGAAACGGGTGCTAGGGAAGTCGTTGCCCAAGACATAGCCTCCCGGCAGGCGGAAATTACCACCTGCCGGGAAAGCGATCTCGGGCTTTGCGACCTCGCCCCCCTGGTTGAGCACTGCCGCGATGGCGGCGTTCGCTGCACCGGGGTTCGCAAGGGGGCTGGAGTACCCCTCGGTATTAAGGTCGTTAGCCACTGGTTTTGCTCCTAGTCGAGTCTCGGGAATCCGCTATTAGAAACTAACGGAAGACGAGCCCGTGCTGTTAGCCAACTTGAACTCGAAGCCCTCGTGAGCGAGGGTCATCTGCTGAACGATGATCGCGTTGGCGCCCGCGTCCAGGTCCGAGAAGGCCACCGCCGTGGGCCACGCGTTGTAAACGCGGAACGCAGCCTTGGCGGGAGTGGCGCCGGAAGTCACCGGGTGGTCGAGCACCTTGATGTCGACCATGTGCCGGAATTCCGCACCGGCCTTTCCGTTTCCGGTTCCCTGGAGGACAGTGAACAACTGCCGCATCCAGTCCATCATCTGCGAGTCGCCGACCGCGAGGCCCTTGGAGAGGGTGATGGGGGCGAAGTCGCTCTGCCCCGGCATCTTCTGGGTCGTTGTGTTCATACCGCCCTCGCGGTACGGAATCACCTCGGTCGTGACGTTCAGACCTGAAACGGACATGAAGCCCATGCGGGCGAAGCCCTTGATGCCCGGGTGCTGGATCTGGACCTGGAACTTGAAGTTCCGAAGCGGGTCCGTCGCGATGTGTCCGACGGTGGACGTGGTCGTAGCCATCAGTGGGTTACCTCTCAGGAAGTGGCCGTGCTGTCAGTGGCGGAGGAACCACCGCTGAACTGGCCGATCTCGATGACGATGAATTCGGCCGGGGTCTGGAGAGCGACACCGACGGAGATGTTCACGACCCCGTTCGCCACCGACGCGGCGGTGTTGTTGGTCGAGTCGCACACCACGAAGAACGCCTGCTCCGGAGTGGTTCCGGCCAGCACGCCCGTCTGCATGAGGGTCAGCAGGTACTGCGAGATGACCGCGTTGACCTGGTCCCACAGGATCGAGTCGTTGGGCTCGAAGACGGCGAACCGGGTGGCGTCGAGGATGCCCTTCTTGATCAGCATCAGCGACCGGCGGACGGAGACGTACCGGTCAGGCATGCCAGTCGACAGGGTGCGGGCGCCGTAGATGACGAAGCCGGTGCCGGGCAGCGACTTCAGCACGTTGATGCCAGCGACGTTGAGGTTGTCCTGGTCGTCGTTGGAGAACCGGAACTGCACGTCCAGCACACCCTTGAGGACCGTGTCGACACCGGCCGGTGGCTTCTGCACACCACGGGAGGCGTCGGTACGGCTGTACTGGCCGAGCACAGCACCGCCAGGAGGCAGCAGCCGGGCCGAGCCGGACGACGTCGTGGCCGGGTCGTTGACGATCAGCCACGGGCCGTAGATGGCTGCGTAGGACGACGAGCGGATCGCGGAGCCGCCCGTGGACATGCCCTGGAGGCTCAGCGCGTAGGAGTGGGCGTTGTCGGCAGACGTGGCCTTCGCACCGTCCACGACGACGAACACCGAGCCCTGGTCCTCGGCCCACTGGATGATCGGGTTGAGCACCGTCGCGTCGGTGACGCCCGGCACGTTCAGGACGAGGTTGTCCTCGACGATCTCCAGTCGCTGGGCGGCAGTGGCCAGGTCGATCGCGGCGACGCCGTCGGTGCCCCCGATCAGCGCGGTGCCCGTCTGGACGGCCGGGGAGTGGGTGGGATCCCACGCGGTATTAAGCAGGCTCTGGACCTGGATGAAGGACGAGCCGGTGACCGGGGAGTTGATCAGGGCCTGCGCGTTGCGGGAGTCGGACGGGTCCAGGGAGACGTCGGAGAAACGCTCCTTGAGGTACGCGGCGGTGTCCCCGCCCACGTAGACGTACATGTCGAACCGTCCGGAGCCAGTGGCGCCCGGAACGATGTCGACGTAGACCTGGTTGCCCCACGTTCCCGGGGAGATCGCGGTGACCTTGAGGGTCGGCTCAGGCGTGGCCTCGGTGTCCTCCAGGGAGACGGACGCTGCGACCGCGTCGGAGGCCGCCGCGCGCACGATGTAGGCGCTGTTGCCGCCGTTGTTGAAGAACTGGTAGACGGCGAACGGGAGCAGGTCCGAGGTGTCGCCGAAGCCGCCGTAGGTGGCGACGTACTGCGAGAACGACGAGACCAGGGTCGGCGCCAGCGGGCCGCCCTGCTTGGAGGTGCCGACGAAGGCCGCAACGGACTCGCCGGGAGTCGTCGCGGTCTGCGCGAGCGGGGTAAGCGTCTCGTCGATGTAGACACCGGGCCGCTTGTAGACAGTCATCTGTTTCTCCTGGGTGAAAGTGAATTCCTGGGGTTACGAATCCTGGGTCCGGGTCATGGGCGAGTTACGTTGTCCGTGAAGTACTCGAAGTCCAGTGCCACACTGGTCGCCTTGATGTACGCGTCAGCGACGGACTGAAGCATTTCGCTGGACACAGAGATCAGGTATTCGCGACGGAACAGACGCTTTCCGTTCTCGTCGCGGGTGTCGGCCAGCTCGGGGCCGCCGAGAAGATCCAGTCGACGTACCGTTCCGTCCTCGGGGATCTCCAGAAATCCGAACCGCGCAGGAATCCGATCGCGCTGCATCATCAAAGACGCCAGCGCAATGTCGTGCTCTGCGAGACGGGTGAAGACCATGACGCGGTACCGCAGATCGAAGGGGATCGGGTACTCGACGAGGTACGGGGACTGCGTGACGTCGTAGGAGGTGTCTCCCTCCGCCCACCAGCCGGTCGTGCCCTCGGGGGCGTACGGCAGGTAGACAGGGCCACGGTGCTCACGCTCGTCGGCCTTCTCGATGCCCGCGTGCTCGATGACGACCAGGGGGAAGGTCTGCGTCGCCAGCTCTACCTCGGGAATGCGGTAACGCACCGGAACGGGTCGTCCGTCCGGTGCATTCGCGTCGGTGACAGAGAGGCCCTGGAGTTTCGCCTTAACGGCGCGGTCCTCGTTGATGAGCCATGGCAAAGCGGGCCTCACGGGTCTCGAATAGCGGAAGTCTTCCGCCATTCAGGATCCCAAGAAAGCCGGAGAAGTTTATAAACCGCTACTGGGACCAGTGCTTGAACTGGGCGTCATTTACCAACTCGTCCGGCTTCATCTGTACGCACTCGATGCCGACGATGATGTCCCGGTTCTGGATCTGGCCCAGAACCGAAATGGATGTGACCCGGAAAACCGAGGTGTCGTAGACGATCCGGTCGACGAGGTACTTCCCGTGGGAGATGTCCTGGTCGGTGAACCCCATCTTCCGCAGCGAGTCGAACGACGAGGTGATGGAGAGGTTGTCGACGGTGTACAGACCCTGCGGGGTGTCCTGCGAGGCGCCCTGGCTGTGGATGACGTGCAGGGCCGGGATCCGGTACGGACCGATGAAGGTCTTCCCCTGGCCCGTCGCCTCGTCGTACAGGTCGTCCCCGGCCGGGTCGGTGTGGGAGTAGCGGTAGTACTGGACCATCTCGCCGATCTCGTGCTGGCGCCCCCGCAGGGACGCCATGATCTCGGTGGTCTCGTAGTTGGCGTTGAAGCGGCCGGAGCGCTTCCAGTCCAGGCGGCCCATCAGAAGTACCCGCCCCAGGTCTGCGACGGGATGCCGGACTCGTCGTCGTTCTGGTGGCCCGGCCCGATCGGCGGGAGGACCCGCTTCGGCAGCGAGTAGTCGTCGTACTCGCGCTCACGGAAGATCGGCACGAGACGTCCGGTCGTACGGGAGACGCGTCGGAGGTTGGTGACCTCGATCGCGTACAGGCCGACGCCCATCTTCTCGCACAGCATCTTGTACCGGTCGGTGAGCAGTTCGATCTGCTTCTGGATCTGCGCGAACCGCTGGCCTCGGTCGACGGAAGTACCGTCGGCGGTCTGGACGTTGATGTCCGTGGCCGCATCAGTGGCCAGCGCCCACATCGCCTCCGTGCAGGCCAGCATGACGATCATGACGTCTTCCTCCGGCGGGAGGCTGGCGAAGTCGACGGGCTCATCGTCGTAGCGGATGAACCCGTTGGTATCCCGGTAGCGAGTGGCGATGGTCCGGCCACGGTTGTGCTGGGCGAACGCGTCGTTGAGGTACACGTCCAGCTCGTCGTCGGCGAACAGGCTGAAGGACTGCCCGGACACGAGCAGCAGAGCGTCCAGCGGCAGCGCAGCGTTCAGGGTGAGGATGCCGTTCAGCGCGTCCAGGACGTAGTCGCTGGTGGTGAGCACCGTCTGTGTGGTTCCGACGACCTGGACCGCCTCCAGGCCGGTGACGTTGTTCGCGCTCAGTTCGTACTCAGCGACGTCCCCGGTGCCCCGGATGGTGTCGCGGAACGGCGTGAGCCGGTCGCCCAGCTCACTGCGCACCCGCGACCGCAGGTCCTCAAGCGTGGCCATTCCGCGACTCCGATCAGGTATTAAGGGTCAGCGCGCCAGCGGCGATCTGAAGGGACTCGTTCGTCGCCGCCTGGAGCGGGCTGTCGATCGGCCACGCGTAGATGACGGTGCCGGTCGTGCCGGACGCGGAGGTGACCAGGGCTGCGAACGTGGCAGCGTCGGTCATGTCGGCGGTGAACGGGCCGAAGAACAGCAGGGCGTTGTTGCCTGTGGTCATCGGGGCGCCGGTCGGTGCGGTCCATACGACCTGCTGCCGGGCGTACCCGGCCGTGGAGACCTCCGGCAGGGAGGTCATGTCGTAGGTGCCGTCCTCCTGCGTCGGGTCAGCGATCAGCAGGGCCAGGTAAGTCGAACGCGGCGCTGTGTAGGCGACGGCCCGGCCGGTGAGGAAGTCCAGGGCGTTGCCAGCCCAGGTGGGGTTCGTACCGGCCATCAGGCATCAACCTTCTTGAACATGCGCGTGAAGTCGGACAGGTGCAGGGTGAACTGCCGGATCGCCTGGCCCGGCGCGTGGTCGCCCTTGTCGGTGATGATGTGGGTGTCGTAGACGTGCGCGAGCAGGACGGAGTCCTCGCCTGCGTGGCCGATGCCAGCGGTGCCCGCAGGGTGTACGTCAACCACGACCACCGTGGAGCCGGTGGGCAGGTGACCCAGTCCGGCTCCGTGGCCCTCGGCGTTCTCCAGCACGTACGCCTCACCCATGGACGGGGAGGGGGCGGGAGTAGTCATCAGTGCTCTCCTTGAGCCGATCAGTGCCAGATGTAGCCGAGGGAATCCAGGTGGTCGTAGAGGGCCTTGGGCGCCTTGTAGCGCACGCCCTCCTCGAAGTCGAAGTGGTTGCCGTGGCCGTAGGTCATGTTCTCCAGCGAGGTGTTCACGCGGAACTCGCGCATCGGGGTCTCGACCTCGACTGCGTCGGCGACCTCGATGGGGGCAGGGGCCGGAGGGGCGGACAGGTCGCGGGGCTTGACCTCGTGAACGGTCTCGTCTCGGTCGGCAGCAGCCTGGGCGTTGATGAGAGCGATCTCGCCCTCGCGCTGCTTCAGTTCCTCGGCGTGCTCCTTGGTGAGCGCGGCCTTGGTGCGGCCGGTCAGATCACCGGGGCGGGCGACATTACGTGCAGGCATGTTTTTCTCCGGGTGCGTCTCGTGTATGTGAAGCGGTACTACTTTAACGAGGAAGGGGAGCGGTCCTGGTAATCCAGAAAACCGCTCCCCTAACCCGTGGACTAGCCGGTCACCGCGACTACCAACTCAACTCGGATTCCTTTCGGAATCGCAGGCTCAGTTGGTCTCCGCGATGAGGACCGCCTGGTCGGTGATGAGGCCGAGACCCCAAATCGCGTACCAGGCCAGGGCGTGCTCTCGTCCGAAGTCGAGAATGCCGCCGTCACGCAGTTCGACCGGCAGCGAGATCGCGTGGCCGAATGCGTTGTCGCCCAGGAAGATGGACTGGTAAACCGTCTGGCTGGCAGCGTTGGTGAACTGCTTGACCTGCGTGGTCTCGATGAAGACCACGTCATTCAGGCGGCCAATCTCACCCAAAAGGAAGTTCCCCGGGGCCGCGTACTTGGTGACCTCGATGAACTCAGGGTCATCGCGCAACTTGCGCGACTGGTGCGGGTGGACGAAGCAGACGTAGGTCTCGCCCAAGCGCGGAACGTTCTTGGTGGCCAACGTCTCGACCGCGTCCTTGACCAGGGCCGTGGTGAAGTCGAACTTGCCGGTCAGGCCGTCGGTGGAGGTGGCAGCGGTGCCGTGGTCGTACGGCGACAACTGCGTACGGGTCGTGTTGCCCACGGCCGTGGTGTCGAACTTGTTGTAGCCCCAGATCTTGCTGGACGCCTGGAGCAGGGTGTCGCGAGCGGACTGGTCCAGGTAGAGGGCCATGTTGCGGCCCAGCAGGCGGGACGCCGACGCCATGACGTCGTCGAACGAGGCGTTGAGCAGGAGTTCCGAGACCGCGACCGCGTAGCCGTGCTCGGCGACGGTGATCGAGAACTGAGAGGCCGAGAGGGCGTTGGTCTGCATGCGGACGCCTTCAACCAACTGGCTGGCGGAGCCCAGGTTGTTGTACCGCATGAAGTTGATCGTCAGACCGGGCTGAACGCCCAATTCGGTCTTCTTCACCGCGAACTGCTCGAAGCGGAGAATCGGCATGGACTGGAACAAAATCTCCTTGCTCCAGATGGTCTGAATGGCCGCACCGAGAGTGCTGTTGGCGCCCGAGTAGTTCGTCGGAGAAGCCGACAGGTTCGGGGTACCAGTGATCGCGCTTGGCATACTTGGATTTCCTTAGTTACGGGTACTCGACCGAATTACGAGTACAGTCCACGCTGGTTCTGGGCCGCCTGTCCGACGCCCAACTGGCCCCGAATCTTGGCGTACTCCGACATCGGCATATCGCGGAGGTCAGAAAGGGAGTACGACTTAGTGCCCGGATCGGTGTCCATCGGTCCCGTGGTGGAATAGCCCGTGGGGCTCACACCACGCATGGAAGCACGCTGCTGAATAGCAGCCTGCTGAACCGATTCCAGAATAGCCTGGGTCTTCGCCTTGACTGTAGCGATGGAGTTCTCGACCTCCTCCGGCGAATTACCGCCGACGAAGTCGAGGAGTTCGGGAGCGATCTCGTTGGTTTCCTCACCAACGCGACGCTGAATGTAGGACTGGAGGTTGTTGAACTCCTGCTCCTTCTGGAACAGAAGGCGCTCCTCCTCGCGCTGCCGCTCGATCTGCTCGAAGCGGGAGGACCACTCCTGCTCCTTGACCGCCAGGAGGTCCTTCGCGGACAGGTCGTCCTCCGCCTTGCGCTTCGCCTCGGCCTGAGCCTCCTGGCGCTTGCGCTCCTCCTCGGCCTGAGCCTCCTCGCGCGCCTTGCGCTGGGCCTCGATCTCGTCCAGGAACTTCTTGTTCTGGTCCTCGACGGTCTGGAGGCGCTTGTACAACTTGTCCTTCTCCTCCTGCCGCGCCCGCTGGATGTCCTCAGCCGTGAAGCGAGGCTCAACAGGGGCAGGAGCGGGGGTCTCGACGACAGCGGCCGGAACGGTGAGCACAGGCTCGCCACCTTCGCCGGGCTGCGGAGCGCCACCTGCGATGGGGTGGATCGGGCGGCCGTCCTTGCGGTAACCGAGGACCGTGGCGGCGGGCACCGAGATGCCCGAGGTATTAAGCGTCATGAGCGACGAACTCCTAGTCGGTACTTTTGTCCGGGTCGCGGCGAAGCCCAGCGCGTGGGCCGTATGCCTGTGTCACGATTTCGTTAGTCATCTTCTGAATCTCGGGCGCTGTGATGTTGCCGAGTTCGACACCACCGGGAAGCGTCACCGGATTCGGACCACCAGGCTGCGGGCCGACGGGATTCCCATCTGCATCAGTCTGGGGTGCAGGCGCCTCCGCCCCATCGGGCGGCATTCCCGTCAACTGGAGAATACTCGAATCTATCTGAGCCTTTAGCATTCGCAGAGCGCCCTGCTGCTTGGCGTCCTCGATCTGCTCCTCGAATATCTCGCGGACCTTCTCGTCCGGGAACTCCTCGCCCAAGTCGTGGAGGGCTCCGCGCATGGACTCAAGGCCCATGGACATCTTCGCCTGGATCTCGTTCAACTTGATGAGGGTGTCGACCGGGAGAGGGGCTGGCCATTCGCACTCGGTGAAGTAGGCCATCGGGTCGAGAACGTCGATCATCGGGGGCTGGTCTTCCTTCATGATGCCCTCGGTGGACGGGTCGTAAAGGCGCGTCTCGGGCTCGAAGGTGAACAGCGTCTTGAGGATGAGTTCGTTGATCTTCTGGAGACCGACGGAGTACTGCATCTTCTTCTGGTCGTAACGGGACATCATCGGCCGGTACATGATGGCCAAGGCCACACCCGACGTATTCGACGCGGGCTGCATCTGACCGAGCGCCGTTTCCGGAACACCCGTGATCTCGTGCATCGAGCGCTTGATCATCTCAAGGTACTGAAGCGGTCCGGCGAGGTCGACGCCATTCTCCAAGTTGTACACCTGGGCGTCCTTGGGAAGTCCACCCCACACCTTGCGTGGGCCCTTCTCCAGGTTGCTCGCTTTCGCGCCGCTGATGATCGTTACGGGGGCTGCGTGGTAATTGATGATGTCGCTGATGTCCGTCGCCTTCTCGTTGTACTCACGGTTCAGCGAGATGATGTCGGCGATGTCCGACAGACCCCACGGAGAACCAGAGACCTGAGCATTGGCGACGTGCACGACCGGAATGGTCCCGAGAGGATTCGGCCGGGAGTCGATCAACTCGTCATTGAGATATTCCTCGATCGTGTCGTCCGTCAGCACCTCGACGTAGGTGTATACGGAACGTGTCCCGTCTTCACCGGTCGCCCAAAAGCGGTACTTCAGTTTGAAGCGGATCAGACGGTCCCGGTCGTGGGGGTGCCACTCCGGGAAGCAGAAGGAGGAGTTCAGGGGAAGGATGCGAACGCGGCCTGCGTGTGGTTGTCCCGTGTTATCTGTGAATCCAGGCTCGTATGCGACCTTCACGAAGGAGTCGCCGGAGATGCCGCCTTGCTGGCCCATCTCCCACAGCAACTGCTCCTTGCGGTTGTCGACCTCCCAGGCCCTCTTGAGCAGGCCGGGGATGATGTGCTCGTACTGCTTCACGCTCTTGAAGTGGACGCCGCGTCCGAACGTGAAATTGTTGATGTAGTCGGCGAACGCCTTCACGTAGTTGAACGTGATCTGCGCCTCGCCCGCTTCTCTCCGGTATCCCCAGTGATGACCCAGGTAGTATGCGAAGTTCTGGGAGTACCTATTCAGGCGAGGGCCGTGCACCTCAAACTCCTCGTCGGCCAATTCGACAAGGCCGAGAGGAGAGATCGACACCGTAAGGTCCGACCCCGAAGCCCGCATGCTGGGGCTCGCGAATGAGATTGCACCGCTCATGGGTAAACGACTCCGACTTTAGATCTCGACGATGCGCGTGGGCGCGAGGGAACGTGCAGACTTCTTGGCCGCGCGACGGCTCTCGAATGGCTCCTCGCCGCGCTGCACGACGTTGCCGTTGGGCAGAACCTCGTGCAGGACGTACTGGCGGCTCTTGGCGCCGTCCTCGGTCTCTACGGGAATGCCACGCACCAGATAACGCTCGTTGATCAGGTGCTTCCCAACGGTCTCCCCCTTGGAGAGAGGCAGCTTGGGAAGCACCTCATCGACGGACGCCTTCGGTGCCCTGCGGCGGTCGTGGAAGGCAACCATGGATCAGTCGTCCACTACCGCCGGGGAAAGCCGCTCGTAGCGCCGACCGTTGCGGACGACCTCCTCGTAGGAGACCGTCGCGTAGTCGGAGAACGACCCCTGCGAGAACTCACCGAGATAGGTCGGCGCCTCGACCCACGAGGCGGAGCCGACGTGAACGCGCTCGGCCATCGTCTCCTGCGGGAACTTCTCGTAGACGTTCGCGTTGTGGTTGGGTCGGCCCGGGGCGGTGAGGTAGCCCTGCATGACGCCCTTGGTGAATTCGTTCGGGACGTCCGTGTCGGTGGCGACTCCCTCTTCGAACCTGAGAGGACCGCGACGGGCGGTGTTAAGCGCATCCTTGCGCTCGTAGACGGTGCCGACACGCTCCTGGAACTGCGGGTCGGGTGCGAGATTTCCAGCCATTCCGTAATCCTCTTCTGATAGCGAGGGAACGCTTCAAGCGTAGGAGGAACACGGAAGTGGTTGTTAATGCCGCTAAGCGCGGGGAAGGGAGAAGAGGCTGGCCGGGGAAGTGGTCGCGGACGGTACGGTTACGTCGTACTCCTCACCGCCCGGGAAGCATTCCTTAACGTGCCACACGAATCCGGGAGTGACGCCGGATACGTCCGTGGCAAGCAGGTCGACGCTCAGTGAGCCCTGCTCGATGTGGGAGTCGATCTCCCGAAGCCACACCACGGTGTCGCCATCGGTGACCCGCTTCACCGAGGGACGGAAACGGACCAGGGATCCGTTCAGGGGATTTCCCTCGCCGTCAACGTATTTGGCCGTGACGGTGACGGCTGTGAAGTTGGGCGGCAGAGTAAGGGCAGGAGTATCTGGGCCTGCCACGGTGGAGGGCTGCTGCGCCGTCCACCCGGGGGCATTCCATTCGTCGGCCATATCGTTCCTTAGCGCTGGAAGGGGGAATTAGAAACTTCGACCTCGGGCATCGTGTAGTCCTTGGTGAGGACACAAGCGAGTGCCAGGGAATCCGCGTAGTCGTCGTGAGCGTCAGCCGCGCGAGGGGCTTCTGCGAGGACGTACGGGCCTTCGAATTTCTTCTCCAGATCTTCCATCTGCTGACGGAAGCGCTTGTAACTCTTGAGGCGCCGGGTGTAGGCGTGGGAGGGCCAGGAGATGTGCCCTCGGTCCATCAGTTCCATGAGGTGCTTCCAGCGCTTGGACTGCTCGGGGCGCTGGGAAGAAAGCGGCACGATGTCGATATGCGGCAGCAGTACCTTGAGCCGGGATATGACGACGTCGCCGACGCCACCCTCGTCGACCGCGATGGCCATCACGTTGTAGTTCTGGACGAATTCGACGATGCGGAAGTACTGGGCCTCCCAGTCCATTCCTGCGAGGTCGAGCCAGTTTAGGATCCGGTGCTCGAAGTACCCGTACTCGTCGGGCTGCTCCCACCGGACCCACACGGCCGTGACGATCGTGCTGTCCTGCTTACGGGCAGGGTCGATGCCGATGACGATCGGGCTGGAGTGGTAGGCCGGGACGATCTGCATCGAGGTGTCGCCAAGTTCATCAAGCCGCTCGGAGGTGGTGAACATACCCTTGTCGAGCAGCCAGATCAGCCTGTATGACAACTTGAATTCGTCGGAGTCCTCGCCGATGCGCAGGAGTTCCTTCTTGACGAACTTCCGGTAGTAGTCAGACCACCGCGAAACCTCTTTCCAGTCGGCCTCGAAATGGTTCTGCCGGGCACCTCGTCTGGTCGCTGTTCGCCTATTGATCTGGATCTGGTTGTAAAACACGCCCTTCTCATAGGTGGGCGTGCCGGTAAACACCATGGTCGCATTCGTCGAGGCACCCATCGGGCCGATCGACTTGTTCACCATCTTGGCGTCGGCGCCCTGGCACTCATCAATGAGAATGAGGTGGTAGGTGCGGCCTTCAATGGTGGCGCGCGGGTGACAGGTCTGCTTTCGGACGAGGGATCCGGAGCGCTTGAGGGTAATGGATCGGCCCTTGCCCTGGACAGTCTCGTCGATTTCCGGGTCCGCCATGATCTCCAGGGCGTGCTCACTGGTGAGGCGGGCCACGATACGGCCGTACAGGTTGTCGGCCTGCTCCTCCACGGGCGCGAAGGCACCTACCCACAGGCCCTCCTTGAACTTGCCCAGGAGGTCGGGGAAGATCTTCGCCAGCCTCGGCAGCATGATCATGCAGGCGGCGACGCAGTTGGCCACGGTCTCGGACTTGCCGGACTGGCGGGAGAACAGCGCGGTGATGGTGGCGCCGTCGTCGATGATCAGGGACTCGATCAGTCGGGCGGCGAAGGGGCGCTGATAGGGGCGCAGCGGGTGGCCGGAGACTTCATCGACGATCACCAGCAACTTGGAGACCAGCTCGTCCACGAACTGCTGGCTGGTCTGGTCGAGTACTACCTCGGTGTCGAGCCGGGCCTGATGCTCCGCCTCGGTCTCGTCGCTGGTTATGTCGTCGTGCTCGACGTCCTCCGTAACAACAGACACGCCTAACCCCAATCCGTTTCTATTACGGATTCGAGATTAGGCGTTTCTGGCTATGTGTTTGTAATTACGGCTTGACAAGCCGCTCAAGCAGCCTTACGGACATCCCTCTTCGCGACGATCTGCTGTGCGCGCTGGCGGGTGAAACCGAACATCTCCCCCAGCCGGTCATAGGTGTAACGGCCCTTGTAGTAGACGGCCTCCACGAGGGCGTCACGGGCCTCGGTGGACACAGCCGGAAAGTCTGCGAAGCACATGGCGTCACAGAAGATCGGGGCTTCCTTCTTGGCCATCTTCTTGCCCACTCCGAGCAGGCGCCAGCAGCCCCGGCAACGAACCTCTACCAGGTCGGTCATCAGCCTGCCTCTCCCTTCAGGCGGTCCTCGGTCTCGTTCTCCTCGCCGAAGTCACCTCCGCCGTTCTCATGCCAGGCGCTCTCGAAGCCCTTCAGGACGTCGTTCAGCATGCCGAGAGGGAAGGTGAGGCCCCGGCCGTAGAACTCCTTGCTCGGGATGAACTCTCGGGCATCCACGAACAGGCCGTCCTGGGGACTCTGGACCGTGGAGACGTGGATCTCCTTGTCGTACACGTAAGGGATACGCGCGTGTACCGTGCGTCCTTCTGCCAGCTCGTCCATGCCAACCTCCTGAGACGCTTCCTGATCTACGAGGCTACACCTACGCAAGCGGTCTCGACAACCCGCTTGACGAGCGCGTAGAGTGGAGATCCACGAGAGAAGGAGCCACCCATGGGCATGTACCCGATGCGAGACCCGGAGAAGTGCCCGAAGTGCGGGCGGAGCCTCGACGAAGAGCCGAAGCCTGAGCGCCCCTCTGTGCCTGGATTTCCCGAAGGAGTAGCCTACGGACAAGATCCGGTCTGTGGGGGGCGCTGGAGCGTATGGGACAAGACCTCTCCGCTGCGGAGCAAAGCACAGCCGTATGTGGATGGAGGCCCTGATGCCTGACGACTTTCTCTTCACCAGCGCGATACACCAGACTGCCAACGCGCTCAACCCGCCCGAGGGTTACGACCCTACGGCGGACGCCATGGCTCACCAGTTGGCGCGCGAGCAGCACGACTTCTACACCAGCCAGCAGGCGATGCAGTCCACCCCGCCCGGAGGGCACGACTTCTCCCTCCAGGGGATCAAGGAGTTCGCCTACGGCGTCGGCGCCCTGCTCGCGCTCGGACTGTTCCTGAAGTACGTCGTCGGAGTCGGCTGACCTTCTCAGCACGAAGCCCCCACCGGATATCTCTGCCGGTGGGGGCTTCGTCGTGTCATCGTGCCCGGCGGAGCTGCACGACGTTCTGCTGGGAGACCATGCCCGTCAGGAACGGCTTGCCCTTCATCGTCTCGTCCCGGCGCCGCTTCTCACTCGACAGCCCCAGGTACCGCTCCGTGGTCGTCATGGACGAGTGGTGCAGCAGCGCGGAGACCGTACGCAGCGCCGCGTCGTAGCCGACGTCCTCGGCGAGCTGGTCGAAGTAGGCACGGGCCACCGCCCGGCGCACCGTGTGCGTGCCCTCGTAGCGGGTCGGCAGGCCCAGCTTGGCCAGGGCGCCCTTGACGATCTTCTCCGTACGCTCCACCGGCCGGTCGGCGTGGTAGACGAACGGGGTCCGCTCATACACCCGGCGACCCAGCGCCTCGTCGAAGTAGTGCGTCTTGATCTGGTTGCCGGACCGGGCCGGGAAGAGGTAGTCGTCCGGCCGCAGCGGGCGCCCGAGCAGAGCCGCGTACTCCTCGAACCAGATCCGCAGCTCCCGCTCCAGGTCGGCAGTCAGTGGCATCTCGTCCTCCTCCTTGGTCTTGATCACGGTCACGAAGACCTCGGAGGCCGCGAAGTCGACGTCGCCGACGCGCAGGTTCACCAGCTCGCTCGCGCGGCACGCGGTGTTCACGGCCGTCGCGAGGTAGGCGCGGTGCATGGCGCACTCGGACTGGTCCAGGAGCTGGAGGAGGATGCCCGGCGCGGGCTGCATGCGCTGCTTGCGCACCTCGGGCAGTGGGTCGACCAGGCACAGGTAGTCGTTGCGCGGAGCGAGCCCCCGGGCGTGGGAGTAGCCGAAGAACAGGCTCAGCCGCTTGCGGTAGTGGTTGTGCGTGCTCGGCCCCACGGCCGCCCGGAGCTGCTGGCCCTTGATGCGGGTGACGTGGATGTCCATCAGCCCGCCGTCGCCGTAGAAGAAGTCACGGACCTGCTCAGGGGTGAGGGCCGCGAAGTCGGGGTTGCCGACGTGCTCGGCGAAGCGGGGCAGCAGGTTGTCGTCGGCGCGCATCGTGTTGTCGGCCTTGGCGGCTCGCCGGTTGCCCAGGTACTCGTCGATGGCGCTGCGCAGTGCGATGGTCACGCTTCCTCCTGTTGCGGGGTGAGCTGCGACCCTCAGCGTAAAGACGTCAAGCCTTCTCGTCAATGCGCTGGACAACAGGTTATGTAGACGTAATCCTGAAGGCGTAGTACGGTTCCCGTCATGATGACGAACACGCTCACCGGGCTTAATACCTCGGGCTCCGACGAGCCCCAGGTCACCGTGACCCTCACCAACAACCGGATGGAAGACAGCCGCTGGAACCGGCTCCTCACCATCCTGTTCACCCCGCAGGACGAAGACACCTCCGCAGCAGCCACCTAGACCAACAGCCCTACCCAACACGGACGTTCCCCATATACTGCACTGATCAACACAACGGCCCTGCCACCGCGAGTCTAGGCGCGGCGACAGGGCCTTGATCAGTCTGTAAAGGAGACTGAACCATGGCCAGCATAGCGGCCGAGCGCGCCCGCGAACGCGCCCTGAAGGTCAACGGCACCCGCCCCGGCACCCCCGGCACCTTCAAGTCCAGTACCGCCCTCGCACGCATCGTCAAGCGCGTCGGCGCGTACCTCCGCGTCTCCACCAAGGACCAGATCGTCGGCTACGGCCTCGACGTCCAGCTCAAGGGCATCCAGGACAACATCGACGTCAAGAACACGATGGAGGCGCGCAACGGCACCAACATCGTCTGGGAACTCTCCGACGTCTACGAGGACGCAGGCGAGTCCGGCGCCAAGCAGGACCGCCCCGAGATGATGCGCCTGGAGCGCGACGTACTCGCCAAGAAGATCGACGTCGTCGCCGTCCACAAGTTCGACCGCATCGGCCGCACCGGCCGCGCCTTCTGGCACTGGGTCTGGGCCCTCGAAGACGCCGGTACCTCGATCATGTCCGTCACCCAGGAGATCGACACCACCACGACCCACGGCGTCACCGCACTCCAGCAGCTCGCGTCCTTCTCCGAAATGGAATGGCGCACCATCCTGGAGCGCACCCAGAACGGCCTCAACATGAAGGCCGCAGCCGGAGGCTGGACCGGCGGTCCCCCGCCCTTCGGCTACTGCATCGAGAACCAGGGCAAGCGCGACTCCAAGCTGGCCCTGCACGCCGAGGAGTGCCGCACCCTCGACATCGCCGCCCAGATGATCGTCGAAGGCGGATACACCGTCGACCGCGCCGCGCACATGCTCAACCTCATCGGCCGCCTCACCCGCAAGGGCGTGGAGTGGACCGGATCCAACCTGCGGCACAAGTTCTTCAACACCGCCCTGGACGGTTTCGTCGTCTACCGAAACACCGACGAGGTCGTCAACAAGCGCCGCAAGCGCGCCACCAAGATGAACCCCGACGGCACCCCCAAGCACGGCCCGATGATGATCATCGACACCCCGATGGTCTTCGAGATCGACCGGCTCATGTCCATCCGCCACGCCCTCAAGCGAAACGGCTGGAACCTCACCGGCCCGTACAAGTACCACCCGCTCAGCACCCGCGTGATCGGTGAATGCGGCGCCCACTACACCGGGGTCTGGGTAAAGGCAGAAGACCGCCGTACCTACCGATGCACCGGAAACAAATGCGGGGACTCGGTGATCGACGCCGTGGCGCTCGAAGAGGTCGTCTGGGACAGCCTGAAGAACTTCCTCGGCGACAAGGAGAAGCTGCGCGAGATCGCCAAGGACTGGGTCACCACCGCGCCGGATCACCGCAAGATGTACGAGGCGCGTATTGAAGAACTCACCCGGGAGATCTCGGGCCTGCGTGAGCTGACCACCACCACGCTGGTCAACCTCGCGAAGGCGGGCGTCGATGCGCTGGCCATCAATTCAGCAGTGGCGAAGCTGAACGAGGAGATCAACAACAAGCAGGCGATGCTGGACGACGCCGTGTCAATGCTGTCGGAGGCAGAAGAGGCCGCTACTCGGGCCGAGGATTTCCAGCGTCTGGTGGAGATCGCCAGCTTCAACCTGGAGCACATCACCGACCGGCAGAAGGCCGAAGTGATGGACCTGCTGGAGATTCAGGTGTCGCTCATGGGGCCGGTTCCGCTGGACGGCCGTTTCGGGCCGGACTCCGACATTGAGCAGTGGTTCGGGAAGCGCGGCGTTCAGCCGGTCGAGATGACCGATGCGCTGTGGGAGGAGGTCCGTCCTCGGATCAGCTTCCGGGTCACGAAGAAGAGCCACGATCTGCGGTCGCTGGTGGAGGGTCTGCTCTACAAGGCCCGCACGGGTTGCCCGTGGTCTGAGATGCCGGAGCACTTCCCGCCGAAGGAGGCGCTGAGGGCCCGCTGGAGGGCCTGGAAGGACGGGGCGTGGGAGAGCATCGTCGAGCCCCTTCTGGAGCCCGCTCCGCCGCGTAAGCCGCCTCTGCCGCCCATGAAGGTGACGGGGAACATCGACCCCCGTCTGGTCGAGTTCACGAACGGGCAGGCGACGAGCCAGGTTCCGCACTCTGGTGGACGAGCGTCCAGGGGTTCGTTCACGTACGTCATCAACCTGGAAAAATGGCGATTGGCCGCCTGACCTGCGAAAACAACGAAGGCCCCGACCCGATCAAGGGTTGGGGCCTTTCTCATGCCTCCCGTCGGGAGAGCACATCCAGGACTCCGAGCAGGCTCTGGGCTCCTCGGTGGGCCTCCAGCAGACTCTCCGGCGTGGCCTGCTTGCGGTAGTCGTCGAGCGTCTTCGCCAGGCCCGAGCCGACACTGTCCGCCCAGTCGAGTACGTCCCCCGTGGGCAGTCGGTCGAGTCGCTTGGCGACCTTCGCGCGGACCGGGTCCACCTTCTCCTCGCCGCCCCGAAGGGCGCGCTTCACATCAGCCCAAGTGCGCACAGGACCTCGAACTCCTCTTCCGTGTCGTCAGCCTTCTGGGATACGACCCGGCGGGCCGCTGCCTTCTCGTCGTCGGTGTTCTCAGGTGAGGAGGGCATCGTCGTCCTCCCTGTCGAATCTGTGGGCGTGGTCGCGGATGTCGTCGGTCGACAGCGCGTTTCCGTATCCCTGGATTGCGGTGTAGAGGGCGTCGCTTTCCGAGCGCCAGGTGTGGCGCCAGCGGCCGAGGACGATTCCCTTTCCCGGCCATACCTTGATGACGAGGGAATTGGAACGCCGGTAGGGCGGCTCTATCTCGTCGGTGGGCGCGGTATGAAGAAGCGGCGTATGGGGGCGCAGGTTCACCGCGTGAACGAAGAAGGGCCCCACCCCATGTGTATTCGGCATGGGATGGAGCCTATTCTCCGGGCGACCGGAAATGGTAAATCAGTAGTCGCCCGTGGGTTCGTCGAGATCGTGCTCCGGCGCGTAGGAGAAGTTGTTCAGAGTCCGGTTGATTGCGCGGCCGGGGCTCTTCACCCGCTTGAAGTTCCGCCAGACATTCGGCGGGACGTTGTAGTAGCCGTAGACCTGACCATTCCGGAATCGGACCCGTAGCGTCTGAGAATCCTTGTCGTAACCAGCGGCAAGAGTTCTCGGGCGCGGCGGATTGATAGAGGGGGTCGGCTGGTATGGGAGGAGATCTCCGTCGTCGCCGTCCTTGGCCAATTGGATGGCGTCGGCGAGTTCCTGCGACATTACCCGGCGGGATCCTGGCCGGGGTCCTGGGTTGGGGGTTGTGCGGGGCGGCTCGGGCGTGGTCGGCATCGAGAACAGGCTGAGCTGTTCGAAGTCGTTGCCTCGCTTGTTGGGGCCGCGTGGGCCTCTGCGTGCCACTGTGTCTCCTTACGCAGCAGCCCCTGCCCCGGTGACGGGAAGCAGGGGCTTTGGGGCTGCTTGGATCAGGCCGGGACGTTGTCGACCGTGGAGGCGATGGCCGGGCCGGTGGCGCCGGGAGCGGTCGCCGTGCCTGCGTTGCGGGTGCCTGCGTAGACGCCCGTGCCGGTGAGTCGGTCGTCGGCCTCCGGGCCGCCGGGGTGCTTCGCGGCCTCCTCGGGGGTGAGGACGACGAGACCGGCGTTGTGGGTGGCCGGGTCGACACCGATGGCGCGCTGGGCGGCCGGGTCGGGCAACTGGGCCTGGACGAAGACCTGGCCGGGGATGGCGTCGGTGTTCTCGTACTTGGTGCCGTGCTGGACGGTCCAGCCGAGGTTGGGGTGGTCCCAGTCCGAGGAGCGCCCGGGGACTACCTCGGGGATCGCGGCCGGGGTCTCGCCGACGGGCTCGGTGTTCTTGGAAGCAGCAGCCACTGTGGATTCCTCTTTCGGTGCTTACCGGGTTTGCTGGACGGTCCAGCCCGGTTCCTGCACCGGACCCTCTTCGTCCTCTTCACGATTATGAGGGCAGTCAGGCCCTGAATAGACATGTTGGCCGTCTACGAATACGCAGCGGGATGTGTACATGTGGGTCTCCTACAGGGAACTGCCTGCCTCGGTATTCGAGCCTAGCGGCATTCCGGCCGGAGTTTCCCATGGCTGCATTCCGGCGAACTGATCGGCGGATAGGAGTTGCTGCCGAAGGGGTGCTCCGCCGACGGTGAAGGTGTATCCGCCTGCGTAGGCGTCGCCGGTTGCGGGGATGGGTTCAGGCGCCTTGGGCATGGCTCTCCTCCCGGGCCTGGGCGAAGCCGGTGCGCAGCCGTACGAGGCGCACTCTGGTGATGCGCAGTCGGCTCATGTGCTCGGGGGTTGATCCGACGACCTTGGACACTTCGTCGATGCAGCGGTCCACGAGGTCTTCGAGGTCGGCGATGTCGTCTCGTCGTGTCTGGCGCAGCAGGGGCATCACGGCCTCCTCCGGCGGGGCCGGGGGCCTCCGTCGCTCTGGAACAGATCCAATACGTCTTCCAGGACGTCGGTGACGGTGGCCTGGGTGGCGACACTGTCCCGGGTGGCCTGGACGAGGTCCTTGGCGGCGGAGACCATCTGCTCGGCGAGGGGTACGACCTTCTCGGTCAGGGCGCGGAGGCGCTTGTTCTCTTCGACCTCGCGCCGGTATGCCTTGCCTGAGACGACGATTTCGGTGACGAACACGGCGAAGATAAAGGCCGCGATCGGGCCGAGGACCAAGGGGTTGTCGACGGACAGTCCGCCCCCTCCTGATCCCGAAGCGAGAAAAAGAAACATCCCGGGTACCGTCCGTCGCTTTGGGGGTTGCGACTTTTAATGGTACCCGGGATGTTTCTTGGCCTATTAGGTCTAGAGATTAAGTCCCTTCTTCTGGAGTCGGTTCTTCAGCTTCGTGTAGGCGACGCTAACTGGCGTGAGTCCGCAGATCTCGGGAGTTTGCTTCTCTTTGTCTTCATCGGTCCAGTCCTTCTTCGGCTTGTCGAGGGGCGGTGGGGTCCACTTGAGGTGGTTGCCTCCGGTGACCTCGATCTCCCAGCCCTGCTTGCGGGCCTTCTTGGCCAGCGCCTCGGTCTCCTTGTTGGTGCCGAGTTTCCCGCGTGTGCCGCTACCGGCAACTGCCTTGCCCTTGGGGGGCATTGGGTCCTCCTAGGTCGTGTAGTACTTGCTGACGTAGTAACTGTATTGGCGTCAGTTACGGCTTCGCAAGCCGAATCACCAAACCGCTTGACGTGGCCTAGGTCACATACCGCCGAGTAAGCCTTGACTCACCGAGCGTCTAAGCCTCTGTCATATGCACGCATCTCTCGGGGCAGCACAAAGCCCCGCCTGCCAGTGTGGCAAACGGGGCTCGGTGTGACCAGGTCACGCCCCCTGGAGGGAGGCCAGTGTCTTCTGGACCAGGTCGGAGTACTCCTGCTGATGGGCGGCGATCAGGGCGGCCGTGGCCAGCTCGGTGGCCTTGGCGAAGCGGGCCTCCTCCTTGCGGCGGTCACCGATGGCCTTGAAGTGCTCGTAGCTCTCCGGGGAGGCGTAGTACTGGGCGCTGGCCATCAGCCCAGCCGAGGGCACACCGATCGCGTACCACTCGGGCCCGTTGTAGGCGTGCACCTGGTCGTCTACGAGCATCCTGGCCAGCAGCCGTTCGGCTGCCGGTACGTCGATGACCTTGCGCGCCCAGGAGATCAGGGACGTGTGGTAGTCCTGCTTGGGCTCGACGGCCTGGGCAACTTGCACCATCAGGTCGGTGCGGCTGTACACCTTCGGGCCGTACTTGTTCAGGACTTCGAGGATCATCTCCTTGGTGACCTCGACCTTCTCAGGCAGGGCGTCTCCACCGACGGGGTACCGGCGGGCACGGGTTCCCATGGTCTACGACCTCACTTTCCGATGGTGTCGCGGCGCCGGAACGGGTCCTTGCGCTGCGGGTCGACGGGGACGATCTGCGTGGGGGCGTCCACGCCTTCCGGCAGGTCCTCCAGCTTGGTCCAGTACGGCTCGACCCAGGTGGTCGTCGACTGCGTGCGCTGGCCGGACTTCCCCGGCCCGATCCAGACCGTCTTGAAGTGCCCGGCCCGGTGCTGGGGGCCGTACTCGACGCCGGAGGGGATGGACAGGCCGTCGCGGTTCACTGCTGCGGCCCGCTGCCGGGCGGTGTGCAACTGCGGACCGACGTACCAGCCGACGCGGACCCAGAACGGATCACGGTCCTTGGGCTTGCGGCCCTTGCCGGTCTTCTTCTTGCGCGTCTGGACCCACTCCGGGGGCTCCTTGACGTCCCTGTTGTCGGTGCACAGGTAGGTCAGCACGGAGAACGCCTTCTGGAGGATGGGGCGGAACGTCTTGACGGCCTCGGTCCGGTCTTTCCCGTCGGCGCTACCCCCCTGCCACTCCTCGGCGAAGCGGATGGCCTCGTCGGCGGTGAAGGTCTTCCTGTCCATCGGCAGCGGGATGAGGTCGCGGTGGCCCCCGGCGACGATCTCCCCGGTGTCCTCGTCGACCACGTCGTAGCAGAAGAGGAGCGCCAGGCCGTCGCGGTCGGGGTCGTTGGAGCTGCACAGTCCCATGCCGGAGAAGCCGACGATGAAGAAGCACCGCACGTAGCCCTCGGCCAGGCCGCCACGGCCCTTACCTGCGGGCCAGGGGTCGGGGATGACAACCATGGGGTTGATGTGCGGCAGCCGGTCGAAGAGTTGGCCGGGCACCTTGGACATCTTGGAGCGGTACAGCGCGTCGGCCAGCTCCTCGTGCAGGTCGTAGACGACCCGGCCGTTGCGCTTCCACAGCTCGCTGACCGCGATCTCCCCCATGAGGTCGCCGACGCGCTCCAGCGTGGCCTGGTCGAACTGGACGCGGTCCTGCTGGTCCCAGCCCGGAGCGATCCCCCGCATCATCGCGTCGATCCGTCGCGAGATCTTCGGCACGCTTCGCAGCTCTTGCGATGCCTCCGTGAGCTTGTCCACGTGCGCCATGGCCGCCTTGTGCGCTTCGGCGGCCCTGCGGGTTCTGTCTTGTGCCATCGGTCCCTCCCTGACGTGCAAATCCTACGGGCAGGAACCTACCCATCACGTTACGTGTTGTCAAGCGGTAACTTGAATCACTTTGACGAAACGGTCCGGGCAGCACGAAGCCCCGGCCACTGCCTCGGGGGAGGGGCAAGGTGCCGGGGCTTCTCATCCGTACCGGTCAGCGCTCACGGGGAGGCCGGTACGGGACTTAGACCTGCTCTGCTGGCTCGACCTGTCCAGGGTTGGGGACCAGCAGAGCAGGGGCTTCGGGAGGACCGTCCTCGTGCCGGACGACCCTGAAGTAGTTCGTGGTGAGCAGCCGGAAGCCGAAGTGGGCTGTACGGCCCGCGTGCTTGAGCGCCCACGTCTGGCACTCGTCGTACGGCAGACAGCCGGAGGTCTCAGGGCAGGACGTGCACTCCATCTCCTCCATGTCCCGCTCGGCGCTGGGCTCCGGGAATATCGAGTGGTTGACGAATCGGTACTGTGCCGTGGTCACAGCTCGCCCCTACTCCGGGCGTTGGCCAGCGCGACACCCTGACTCAGCGTCTCAGCCGTGGTCGGCTTGCGCAGGTCAGCCTTCGAGGTCCACCACTCCAGGCCACCGGTCGTCTTGCGCAGGGCGCAGTTCGTGGGGCCGATCTCCATGACCTCGGCCACGCAGTCCTTGGTCTCGTCGTACGCCAGCGTGTGCAGTTCGGGCTCGTACCACGCTTCAGCCACTGACCTTCGCCTCCTCCTTCTCAGCCGCCGCGACCTTTTCGCGCAGCTCGACCAGCTCGACCAGGCAGGCCGCCAGGTCCTGGGCGACGTCCGGCCGACACCGGCCGAGGTCGACCAACGGGCTGTCCAGGGCGCTGTGCTCCCGGCTGAGCGAGGGGAGCGTGACGCCCACCGCCGTGAGCCCGTCTTTAAGCGCCTGGACGGCGTCGTTCGTCTCCTTGACAGACCACCTGGTGGGAGGCATCCCCTGCTTCTTCGCTCTCGTTCCCGCCATCTGCGTCTCCTTCACCCAGGCCACAGCCGTGCCCAACGACTGCGATGCGAACAGCAGTTGGAAAAGGCAGTAACGACGTAACCACCCTCCGCTAGTAGCATCCTCTCCATCCGTCTGTCATGCAAGTGCATGAGAAGAGCAAGTGCACGTGAGAGTGAAGGCTGTCCCGTGATAAGAGGGGGTGGCAGACTGTGAGGCAGTACCCGCAACCTGGGAGGTCACGTTGGCAGCCAGTCCGACCGTGCTGAAGCGACGGCTCGGTAGAGAGCTGCGCAACTTGCGCCAGTCCAAGAAGTTGACGGCCGCGCAGGTCGCCAAGTCGCTCAACTGGTCCGAGTCCAAGGTCAGCAGGATCGAAGGCGGAAAATCTCCGCTGTCCGACAAGGATGCCAGAGCACTGCTGGGGCTGTACGGAGTTGAGAACTCCGATGAGGTTCAGCAGTTCGTCGGTCTCGTCCGAAAGAGCCGTCAGGAGGGCTGGTGGCACAGTTACGGCGACGCGCTCCCCGACTGGTTCAAGGCATTTGTGGGCTTCGAGGCCGACGCGTCGGAGATCCGCACCTACCAGAACGAGCTGATTCCGGGACTTCTTCAGACCAAGGCGTATGCGTTCGAGGTCATCCGCGCAATGAACCCGGAGGAGTCGACCGAGCAGGTGGAGAACCGTGCGTCTCTCCGCTTCGAGCGTCAGGAGATCCTGGGACGCAAGCAGCCTGCCGCACCGAGGATCTGGACGATCCTCAACGAATCGGTTCTACGTCGTTACGTGGGATCTGGGATGGTCATGTCCGAACAGCTCAACCACCTGGCCAACCTTGTGGATGAGCACCCGGGCGTCACTGTCCAGATCCTCCCATTCGACGCTGGGGCCCATGCCAGCATGGGGTACAACTTTTCGATCTTGTCCTTCAGTGACGTCCCCGGCAGCATCGCCTACACCGAGGCGCTGACGTCTGCGACGTACATCGACAAGGAGTTGGACCTCACCCGCCATGACCAGATCTTCCAACGGCTCATGGCGGCATCCGTACGGCCAGAGAAATCCGTCTCCTGGCTCAGAGAAACTGCAAGGGATTACGAACGTGGGTAACGACCAGCCGCTGGTCTTCGTCAAGAGCAGCTACAGCAACGGACAGGGCGACTGCGTCGAGGTCGCCAAAAAGACCGAGGGCGGCCGTGCCGTCCGTGACTCCAAGGACCCCGATGGGGCGATCCTCGACTTCACCCCGGGTGAGTGGACCGCCTTTATCCAGGGTGCGAAGGATGGAGAGTTCGACAACTGATCCAGACAAGCCAGAAGCCCCCGGCTCCTCGTGGGAGTCGGGGGCTTCTGCATGTCCTACAGCCACTCTCCGGTGATGGCTCCGTGGACGTCGGCCTCGCGGTAGGTGTCGGGCTTGAGGATCTTGCCGTCCTCGCGCCGGATCACCTGGCCGTCCGGGCCGACCTTACTCATGTTCGAACGGTGAACCTCGCCGAAGACCGCTTCGATCGGGATCTCCAGGA